TGGAGCAACTCTTTAAATATTCAGACGCTAGACGTAGCTGGAAACCTTGAGGCAGGAACTGTTCATGTAGATGGTAACCTGTGGGCCAATGGAACTACATATTCAGTAGGTTTTAGGGCTCTTGGTGTTAGTAATTTCTTTAATACTTTGAAGATGAATGGTCAAAAGATAGCAGATCTTAAAGATCCAGTTCTGAACCAAGATGCTGCAACTAAGAAGTATGTAGATGATGAGGTTGGTACCGTTGGTGTGCCTACCGGAGGTGCGACTAATTATATTATAAAGAAGGCCAGTGCTGAGAACTATGATACAGAGTGGAGCAATGAGTTAGATCTACATGAACTGACCTTATCCAATACTCTTGATGTAGCTGGTCTTGTTACCTTTGATGAAGTTACTAAGATTAAAAAGAATCTTGATATGAATAGTACGGGTAAGGTAATAAACCTTGTAACTCCTGCTAATAACTATGATGCTGCAACTAAGAAGTATGTAGATGATGAGGTAGCAGCTGTAGCTGTATCTCCTATTAGAACAGTAGGTGTTGTCTGTGGTAAGTGGAAATATATTGACATAGATGAGTCGACTGGTATTCATTTTTTCACTGATGTTAACAATATAGATCTACATACTACACAAGGGTCTACGAATGATTATACTACCGGACTATATGGAGGTATATCAAACGTAACTTGGTCTGTAACTAACGGTTCTACTTATATGGATATTACAGTACACCATGATAACTGGGGAAATAATTATCTAGCGACTGCAAATATGTCAATAGGTATATATGGAATGCTTCCTTTACAAAAGTATACTAATTCTAGTTCTCACGGTACAACTACTACTACATTTAGACTACTGGCACAATCCTTTAGTGTGGCAGTTGATGATTACCGACCTGAAATGGAGATTGTATTCTATCAAGTATAGTAATTAATCATGAACAATCAAGAAACAAACTATCCTATTGTTGAAGTTCAGTGGTTTGACCATGAATCTAATGGTGGACCGGGATGGGAAGAGCTAACAGATCAACTAAAGTGGGCAGCTGAGCCTCCCGCTATGGCTACATCTGTTGGATATCTCATATATTCTTGTTCAACATACATTGTTATTGCTGATACAATAATGATGAATGAACAATGCGGTTGTGTAAATAAGCTTCTTAGAAGCTCAATTATTTCAGAAAGGACTCTCGATGAAGGAAGACCCACGGTTAATAGAACTGAGAGACAAGTTAATCAATAGTACCTTAGAGTACTTGGCTGTTGAGCTATCAGACAAGAGCATCAATGCTGCTCGTGCTGTTCTCAAGGATCTTAGTACTAAGGATACAATCGAAGGATTAACGTCTGCTCAGGCAGAAGCAATTAAGGAATCTCTTGGAGATGCTCCTTTTAGATTTGGTACGTAGTATACTCTAGGGAGATACCATGAATAGAATAGACGAGAAGAATATCCCAGACTTTGTTCCTAGTGAGGTTATAGAAGACCTTAGGAATCATATGTTCTATGTATTTAAGTACATGGGACTAGGAGAACCTACTCCTCTACAATATGGCATGGCTGAAGCTCTTCAAGAGGGTGCTACAGATATGATCCTTCAGGCTGGTAGAGGTACAGGAAAGTCTGTCATCACTGCCGTACTGGTATCTTGGTGGTTACTCAGGGATCCTAACTCTACTACTCTTGTCATCTCTGCCACAGCACAGAAGTCTATTGACTTTATTAGCATGGTCCGTAAGATTATTGAACTAGTACCCTACTGCAGCCATCTTCTGCCTAATGATAATGATGTTGATAATGCCTTTATGTTCAATGTCGGCTGTAGAAACAGAATAGGACAGGACAAGAGCGTTGCGGCTTCTGGTATTGGTAGTCAGATCGTTGGTAAGCACGCTGAGTATATCGTTGGAGATGATGTTGAAGTACGAGGCAACTGCGAGACTGCGGAGCAACGTAATAAGCTTATGGGCAGGATCTATGAGTTTGAATCCATCAGGAACCAAGGAGGTCGCGTTATCTTCTTAGGTACTCCACATACTCAAGAGTCAAACTACAATCAGCTCAATACACAAGGCTATGAGTGTGTTAAGTTTCCTGCCCTCTTCCCTGATTCTAGTATAGATTCTTTGTGTGTTAATGTAGCCCAATGGGTTTGGGACAGACAAAGAGAATTAGGTGTAGAAGACAATACACCCACACAGCCAGAAAGGTTTGACACAGAGGTTCTTAATGAGAGAATGGCTCGTATTGGGCCAGCAAACTTTGCACTACAGTTTAGGTTGGATACTAGCCTATCTGATGAAGCTAAGTATACTCTCAAGCTAGCTGATATTGTAGTGTGTGACTTAGACAAGGACATGGGTCCAGATAAGATTGTACATGCCACATCAGAGGCACATAAAGGAATACCTTCCTTTGGTCTAGCTGGAGATATGTGCTATAAGCCTATGTTCATAAGCGATAGTTTCTCTCCGTACCAACAGACTACGATGACAATAGATCCATCGGGACGAGGTTCCGATGAAACTGGAATTGTAATAGCCTCATATCTCCATGGTTTTATCTTTATCCATGAGATGGATGGAATCGAAGGTGGGTATGATGATGCTACTCTACTTAGGATTGCTAAGCTTGCTCATCAGTATGATATCAAGCTGATTAGATATGAAGAGAACTTTGGCGATGGTATGTTTGGTAATCTCTTACAGCCAGTTATCGCTAAGGTGTGTGGTCAAGTTGCAGTGGAGGGCTTTAGGGTTTCTACACGCAAGGAAGAACGCATAATGGACACGTTAGAACCTGTCCTTGCAAATCACAGATTAGTTATGTCCCCTAGAGTAATCCGTCAAGAGAAGAATCAGCTTCAGCTGACTAGGATTACACGGGATAGAGGATCTTTAGTTCACGACGATAGAATAGATTGCCTTGCTTCTTCTGTAGGATACTTTACAGAGAACATGGGGATTGATGTAGATAAGGTTATTGCTAAGAATGAAGAAAAGGCTCATAAAGAGTTCATGGACATCCTTGCTAACGATGAAAGATATGTTGAATATATTATTAAAACATGCACCAGTGGAGCTGCTTATCCTACTCAGGATAGTATACCTAAAAAGCCTACTGGAAAGCTCGGAGGTCGATTTAAGTCTAACTTCGGTTGGTAATAGAAAGGAAAACTTATGGCAGTAGCAGCAGGATTGATGGTTGCTCAAGGAGCTTTCACAGTTGCTCAAGGTATTAGAGAGCAGGAAAGAAAGAATGCCCAAGCTTATGGTAATTACCTACAGGGAGAACATAAGAAGGGACTTGAAACTGATAGGGCTAATGAAAAACTAAACCAAAAAATGCAGCAGAGTTTGAGGTCTAATTCTCAGATTGCTGATTATTCTTTGACTCAGGCTGTAGCTAATTCTCAAGCCGTGACTAGGAATAGAGACCAAAAAGAGTCGTTCATTAATAAACAAAAAAGACTAGAGGAAGGACAGGCTCAAGCCTCTGAAGATTCTAGAAATATTGATACTGGTTCTGGTACAGCTCAAGCCCTTAGAAGAGCTAGGCTAAAAGATGCATCGGATACTTTTCATGCACTTGATATGAACTATACTGACCAACTAGCACAGATTTACCAACAAAGAAAACAACAACTAGCTTCTAGAGATAGTACTATGTACGCTCCTATTAACTTTGCCCCTTCTGAAGCTCCCATCCCTACGGATGATACTTGGATGATTATAGCAGGTGGTATGTTAGGTACGGGCGGTAGATTAGCTGGCGAAGGATATATTTAGGAGATATTATGCCAATAGATTCCAATACAAGAAGAGGCCAAGGCTTCTCTGATACTACAAATAGTCCCCAAGAGAGGGCATCACGCGGTCAGGTTCAGTATGGAACTAAGGCAGCCTTAAGTGCTGGCGTAATGGCTGGAGGTTACACTAATCAAAACTTAGCAATTGCTTCTCAGGTAGATCAATCTAATCCATACCCTTTCCTTGCTGCTGGTGCTGGTGCAATGGCTATTGGCCTTTCTAGAAGAGATGATGCACTAAGGAAAAAGGCTACAGATGCAGACAACACTACTTTTAATGAGTTACTGTTACAAGAGGCTACACTGAAACAAGCAGGCGATGAAGATGCTCTTGC